GTCACTACCCCTAACGATCCAACGGCTCCGAGTCAAGCAAACAATACGGGCGCTTCGTTTTTCTTTTATGTAGAAACCGCAGCAACCGATCTTGATATCTTGACTGACGGCACTGACAAGTTTGTTGGCGCAGCAATGGTTGCCGTAGATGATGGTGCTAAAAAAGCGTTTATTCCTGCAGCATCTAACGATGTCATTACCTTAAACGGCTCAACTAAGGGTGGACTCGTCGGCAGTGTTATTAAAATTACTGCGATTGACGCTACAACATACTTAGTTCATGACTCTTTATTGCTAGGTTCAGGAACGATTGTTACTCCTTTTGCTGATGCTTAATAGTCTTAATATGGGAGAATAACAATGGCAGATGCAGTCTCAACGACAACCATCTCCGATGGACTTCATAGGGCAGTTATTCAAATTACTAACCTTTCGGACGGCACTGGTGAAGCTGCCGTTACGAAGGTCGATGTAAGTGGATTAACTACGAAAGCAGACGGTACAGCCTGTACCGGAGTCACTATAGAAAGAATAGCTCATTCAATAACTGGGTTTACCCAAGTTCAGTTATTGTGGGATGCTACCACCGATACTATTGCTATCTCTTTAGCGGAAGCAAGTAACGGCCATATGGACTTTAGCGACTTTGGAGGATTAGTTAATACTTCGGGAAGTGGTAAAACTGGGGATATAAACTTAACCACTTTAGGAGCCGCCGCGAACGATACTTATGTGATTGTTTTAAATTTATTGAAGCACTATTAATATGGCGACTTCAGGGACTAGAGACTTTAGTTTAAATGCGGCTACAGCGATTGAAGAAGCGTTTGAATTAGCAGGACTTGAATATCGCACCGGCTATGACGGTGTCACGGCTAGACGATCTATGAACATCATGTTTGCAGATTGGTCTAACCGTGGTATTCAGCTTTGGGAAGTTGAACAAGTTTCATTAACTTTAACTCAAGGTCAAGTTTCCTATCCGTTAAACGAGTACGATATCGACATTTTAGATGCCGTTATTCGTAGAACCACTAACGGACAGCAAACTGATTTTCAGATGGATCGGATTGATCGCAATGAGTATTTAAATATTCCGAATAAAAACACTCAGGCTCGATGTACCCAATACTATGTTGAACGAACAATAACTCCTACGTTATATGTTTGGCCAGCTCCTGAAAATTCAACAGATATCTTACTCTCTTCTCGATGGAAAAGAATTCAAGATATTGATGCTGCAGTAAATGACGTAGATATCCCTAGTCGATTTATGCCTTGTTTGGTGTCTGGGTTAGCGTTTTATTTAGCGTTAAAAAAGAATCCTGAAAAAGCTCAATTACTTGGTGGACTTTACGAGCAAAATCTTGTAAGTGCTATGAAATACGATGAAGATCGATCTTCGGTACATTTAGTTCCTCAACGTAGTTATGTCTGATGGCTTACGCATTAGGAAAGTTTTCGTACGGAGTTTGTGACAGATGCGGCTTTAGAACCTCGTATTTAAAAATGAGAATGGAGTGGACAGGCTTTAAAGTTTGTTCAGAATGTTACGAGCCTAAGCATCCTCAGTTAGAACCCCCGCATCATTTAACTGATCCTGAAGCATTGAGACAAGCTAGACCAGAAATCCCGCTACCGCAAGCTCAGTTAGGACTAGTTAGAACTACAGGTCCTCAAACGACTACACCGTTAGGAGTAGATATTGGGGGATCGACTTCAAGTACAGCAGACCCTATAGGAACTGCTTTTGAAGGCGTTTTTGCAACAGGTGAAATCGGAACCGTAACGGTGGTGAACTCATGAGTTTTACTTACGCACAATTAAAAACAACTATTCAAGATTACTGTGAAGTTTCTGAGTCAACTTTTACGGCTAATCTTCCGGTATTTATTCAAGAAGCTGAAGAACGGATTTTAAAAGCGGTAGAACTACCTGTTTTTCGTAAAAACGTAACAGGTACAGCAGAAGGGGGAAACCCTTATTTATCGATGCCGACTGATTTTTTAGCTCCATTAAGTCTTGCGGTAATTGATTCTAGTGTATATACCTATCTATTGTTTAAACACGTTTCGTTTATGCGGGATTATTCTCCGAACCCTACTGTAACTGGGCTTCCGTTGTACTTTTCACAATTTGACGATACGACATTTTTATTAGCTCCAACGCCTAATCAGCCAAGTGTTGGAGTTAATTACACTTTTGAGCTGCATTATAAGTATCGACCAGATTCATTAACAGCTGGTGCAGATTCAGGAACAACATGGCTATCCGTTAACGCACCTAACTCAATACTATACGGATCACTAATTGAAGCGGTAAACTTCTTAAAAGCCCCTGAAGAACTAGCTAATTACGAGCAACGGTTTCAAGAATCGTTGTTAGGCTTAAACAAGTTGGGAGAAGGCTATGGTCTTAGAGATGAATACCGTTATGATATCTCGAGGACAGGTTAATGTTTAACGTTGCTGTAGAAACTTCCGTAGGACAAGTGAATGTTCAAACAACTTGTAACAGAGGTTTTAATTCAGAAGAAATTGCTTTAAATGCTGTAGATAAGATAATTAGTATTAGTGAAACAGCTGACCCTGCAATAAAGGCTCAAGCTGAAGCGTTTAAAGAACGTATGTACTGGGTTATCGTAGCTGCATGTAATCAAGCAATGAAGAGTGATAGAACAACGTTGTACAACTTATTTAAATCTAATGGTCATGCGGATATGGCTGAAATATTGAGGACTTTATAATGGCTATTTCTACAGCAATGTGCACTTCTTTTAAGAAAGAATTATTAGAAGCAAAACATAATTTTCTAGCCTCTGGGGGCAATAGTTTTAAATTAGCTTTGTACACGTCTAGTGCAACTTTATCGGCGGCAACTACTGCATATAGCGCGACTAATGAAACCTCTGGAACTGGTTATTCTGCAGGCGGCGCGGCGTTAACTAATATAAACCCTGCAAGTTCAGGAACTACTGGATTCACTGATTTTAATGATTTAACTTTTAGTAGTTCTACTATCACAGCAAATGGCGCACTAATTTATAACGACACCGCAAGCGGGGATCCTGCGGTATGCTCTTTAGCTTTCGGTGGGGACAAAACGTCTACCTCGGGTGATTTTACGATTCAATTCCCAACAGCAGACGCTAGTAACGCAATTATAAGAATCGCATAGGATTATCATGTGGCCGATGTCACCGTTGCATTTCAAGGATGGAATAGTTCATCCCACGGCTGGGGCGAAGGCCCTTGGGGTGAGGATGTTGCCCTTCCGGGCGCAGTTGGCGCAATCGGCACTGTATCGGTTACAGCAGCGGCTAATACAACAGTTACCGGAGTTTCGGGTACAGGCTCAATTGGGTCGGTTACTGTTACCGCTGACGCAAACGTATCGGTTACTGGGGTTTCGGCAACGGGAGCTATTGGATCCGTTACGGTTACGGCTGACGCGAATATCTCGGTCACAGGCGTTTCCGGGACGGGAGCTATTGGATCCGTTACGGTTACGGCTGACGCTATTGTTTCAGTTGACGGAGTCTCCGCTACAAGCGCAGTTGGTTCGGTTACGGTTACGGCTGACGCGAATATTGCAGTTACGGGTGTTTCTGCAACGTCTGCAGTCGGAACTGTTACGACAAGAACAGATAATGTTTTCCCGGTTACGGGTGTTTCAGCAACGGGTTCTATCGGGACTGTTAGCTTTATCGGTAATGTCGTTGTTATCCCTACTGGAGTTAGCGGTCAAGGTGAAGTCGCACAAGTTTTGGTCTGGGGACCAATTATTCCGGGGCAAGACTCAAATTGGCAAAATATTGATGAATCTCAAACAGCAGGCTGGTCAATTATTCCGGGGCAAGACTCAAATTGGCAGGCGATTGATGAAAGTCAAACGTCAAACTGGCAAAATATTGATGATAGCCAAACACCAAATTGGCAAGAGGTAGCATAAAATGGCAACGTATGTAAATGACCTTCGATTAAAAGAGATTTCCACAGGGGACGAATCGGGAACTTGGGGAACATCCACAAATACTAATTTAGAACTTATCGGCGAGGCGTTAGGCTACGCGACTCAGCAAGCTTTTGGCA